CAAGAGTGGGAGGCGGGCTAATAACCCGTTTCCCTTTTGTTCCCTTTATATTCTATTAAGTCATGACTGCAATCGTTAGTTCTATAAATCATGACTGCAATCGTTAGCCATGACTGCAACAGTTAATAGAACAAAACATGAACATATATAGAACATGACTGCAATAGTTAGTAGAACAAATCGTGAACACAACATATGGTGTCTATACTCTGCGAGGGACAAGATATAGGTCAAGCACTTTATTAATTTATTTTCAATAAGTTGGCATGATTATTGCACCCTTGCACATTTTGTGCCAAATACTCTCTGTCCTCTCTATACAAGAGGCAAAAATAATTTATACAAAAATACATTTTCTTATTGACATGCCCCCGCCCCCTCCCCTATTATCCCCCTAGTCTTAACAACTGCAACGGATACCTATCTCATGCCTTTCGACAATAACGCCACCATATTTGACCTTGACGATGCCATTGACAATTACAAGCGCCAGTACGGGGCCAAGCCAAACGGCTTTATAATATATCGCGGTCCCTCTGTGCTAGACGGTGAGCCTATTGTGGTGGTGGCTATACCTAAGTCCGGGAACAGTAAGACCGACAGTATGCTGCAGACGTTTATCATGCGCTCCGATGTTCCCCCGCTTGAGGCGCTCAAGAGCGGCGACGATTATAGCGTATGTGGTGATTGCTTGGCTCGCCCATCCAATCAGGGGTGGTGTTATGTCAACGTGGCGCAATCAGTCAACATGGTATACAAGTCTCTGACGCAAGCCCCTATCATTCGCAAGGGTATTGACACCGGGAACACATACAAACCTTATTGCGATATCTCTGACAATTGGCTGGCAATCACGGCGCTAGGTACGGATAAGGACAACCGCCTAGGTACATATGGTGATCCAGCTGCAGTACCCCTTGACGTATGGCATTATCTAAACGCTTGCGCCCATGGCTGGAACGGGTACACCCACCAATGGCGCACCTGTTCCCCGGCGTATGCCAAGTATTGCATGGCCAGCATCGACAAGCCATGCGATACCCTCACCGCTGAAATGATGGGCTATCGTTGCTTTATTGCCCATGTTGAAGGGGAGGACAAGCCCACAGATACCGCTCACAAGGTGGCCACCTGTCCCGCTGATAAGCAAGTGCACGGTGAAGCCCTTGCCAGTTGCAAGAGTTGCCTAGGGTGTGGTGGTACAGGTGGGCGCGGCTCCACTCACCGCTCTATAACGGTACACGGTACAGGGTACAAGGTGAAACGCTACCTTGAGTGGCGCGCACAACAATCCTAAAAAAACTATTGACAGGGGGAAATACCCTAGACTATATTCCCCCTGTTACTTACTTTCAACGAGGACTAGACGATATGACCTGCAGACAGAAGCTAAACCAAGCGGCATTGGACCTATATACCCGCCGCTATGTATCCGACACTCACCTTGAGCTAGCGCAATTGCTCCGGGATAATCTGGACGACTGGCTCAAGGGGGTGCTCCCCATATCTACGCCGGGACTGCGTAAGGTATACGCGGAAGAGATCACGGACCAGGCATTCAATGCCATACAGGACCTCGCCCTAGAAGTTGACGAAACACCGGAAGAGGACTATTGACCATGAGCAAGCGTCAGGTGATCCACGTTAACCAGCACATCATCAAGGCAAACAGGAAGTCGGGGGAGCGTACACCTCCCCTGACCATGAAGAGCTATAACAAAAACATCAAGGCCACAGAGATAGTCATTGACGGGAAGGCAAGGGTTATCTATAGTCCTGATAAGCCGCTCCCCTGTGGCGCGGTGGTTTGGATAGAGACAGACGATAACGCTATTGTAGAGGTACAGTGAAATGGAAATGCTAAACCTAGAAGACTTCTTAACGGCACAGATAAACGAGAGGGCCAAGGCCATGCGAAAGCGTGAGCGCAAAAGACTGGACAAGATAGAGCGGCGCACCCCTGCACGTAACCCCATGGCGCAAGCTATGTGGGACAAAGGTCACCCTGTCCAGAAAGTGGAGACAAAGTACAACAGAAAAAAACTAAAAAAAGCTGTTGACATCTACCGAGACGGTGGAATATAAATCTATATACTGAAACACAACACAAGGAAACAACGACATGAACGACGTTCTCAGCTTCCGATCACCCACTGCACAAACAGCGCAGGACCTGTTCAATGAACACAACCAGACAGAGAGGGCGCAGCGTTTTCTTGCGCCTGTCTCTGAGCAAGAACTGTGGTATGAGCGTCCCGCACCTCATCACGCCAGTGCTCTGTACGAGAGTCAGATCACAGAACTGGAGAGTCACAAGGTGCTAGTGGATACGTGGACAGGTGCGCCCACAGGTGTGGTGGGTGACAAGTACAAGGTCACACAGATGCGCGACTTCACCGAGGCCACAGAGGCCATGTTGATGAACGCCCTGCCTAATGATAAGTTTAAGGACATGGAGATCAGCGATAGCATGTCTCACGGGTCCGCTGTTAGGTCTCGGAAGTATACCTTCCCCGCGTTCTCCAAGCCAATTGAGACACGCAAGCACCAGACAGAGGTGGCGCTCACTGTGGCCCTTGTCCAGAGCTATGACGGTTCCACCTCCAACGGCTTTGTCACTGGTCTGCTGGATTTCTTCTGCACCAACGGCATGATCTCCGGTGACTATACCAAGGGAAACAAGCGCCACACCTCCGGGTTCAACCTTGCCAACTTTATCCTAGATATGGACAAGGTGGTGCAAGATTTCTACCGGGATATCCAACGGTATCAGGTGATGGCATCCACCGACATCATGATAACAGATGCCCACGCCACCATAGAGGCGCTCCCCAGTATGAGTGAGAAGATGCAGGAAAGAATGAAAGATCAATACCTTACAGAGGTCAAGACCCGTGGCTCCAACGTATGGGCGCTGGCTTCTGCCCTGACCTACTATTCCTCTCACAACTCTGAGGAGTTCCCCATCAAGGGGTCTGCCTCTAACGATAACGTGACCCGATCCCTACTGGACAGGTCCCGGCAAGTCAGCAAGTGGATGAACAGCGGAGCGTTTCAACGGTTGCTGATTGCCGCTTGACAGTGACACCTAGGCAAGTGTATAAACTGCCTACACCTAACCCTAACACAGGAGGATCACACATGATCACCATTCGTCCCTCTAACCTTCCTCGCACCGAGTGGGTGCGCCGTGCAGCTGACCAGAAATGGGTCAAATGGGTGGAGAAGCCCATATCCTCCCTCTCCTCTGAACCAGTGACGCAGGTATCTCCTGTGTCCAAGACAGGGGAGCACTGGCTCCACGATCACTATACATGGGTCATTGAAGATGTGAAGGAGGATCGAAGATGAGCGAGACAAACAGTAATATAAAACTATATGCCTACACCGATCACGATCAGATACCGCGTGACCTGTGGGACTACATGACCAGCGTAGCAGACGTTGAGTATTCTCTGACAGAGGTGCCGATCAAAGAGGTCAATGACTTTCTCAACTTTATAGAGACAGAGGGACAGGTCGGTCTGCCCGACGAGGAACTGGCTATACCTGACGATCCCAGACAGCTACAGTTTGAGTTCATGCACAGATGATAAGCCTAACAGTTATGTCACCTCTGGAAAAGATGGTTGACAATGATATAGAACAGTTCTACAAGGACACTGGCCCTTTCACATTTACATGGAATTGCCTGTCACCTTGGGCCAAGAACCAATGGACAAAGAAATTCTGGAAGGAGAGACTAGACTGATGAACATCTTCTACCTACACCCTGACCCCCTCACAGCCGCTGAGATGCACTGTGATAAGCACTGCGTCAAGATGATCCTAGAGACAGCACAGATGCTGTGCACCGCTCACAGGTCCCTTGACGGTGACGAGAAAGCAGACAAGCTGGGCATGTACAAGACTGCTCACCTCAACCACCCCTCCACCAAGTGGGTCAGAGGATCACTGCTACAGTATGAGTGGACCTACCACCTGTTCAAGTTCCTCTGCTCTGAGTACACGCACAGGTTTAACAAGGTGCACAAGACAGATGCCAAGCTGCGAGAGGCACTGAAGACACCACCCCTTGCCATAACAGACGACAGCGCGTACACCCAGCCACCACAGTGTATGCCTGATCAGTACAAGGTACCAGATGATGCGGTTCTAGCCTATCGTAACTACTACATAGGGGAGAAGGCATACTTTGCAAAGTGGGCGTACACACGTACACCAGAATGGTGGACTGTACATTGAAAGCTCTGACGCTACTACCCGTGATTGTATTTCTTTTGTCAGGTTGTACTGGCCTGCTCACAGGTGCAGCGGTAGGCACAACAGTGTTTGACCGATACGAAAAGCATCAGCTTGAAAAAAGAATAAAGACGTTGGAAAAAGAGTTGACAAGGAGGTGCAAATGTACTATGTAGTAGGCTTCTACGCCGCCTGTTGTCTGATTGCGCTACTGACACTGGGATATTGATAGAAGAAGAGAAAGGGTGAGTGCCGTAGTGGTTCTTGTCAATAGGATAACTGTGTCTAAACCTGTGCCACTGTCACTTCCCTTTTCTCCCCTAATGTTAATTATAATATATTTATATAAATTATAATAATAAATATTTATATAAATATATATCTTAGAAAGGATATGATAAAGTGTTTGACAACCCTGATACTGATTTGGTAAAGTCACACCAGCCGTGTCCATGTGGTGAGAGTTCAGATGCTTTCAGTTACTACAAGGACGGTGGTTACTGTTTCTCTGGTAAGTGTGATAAGAAATGGTACACCAACAAAGAACTAGGAATAGATGATGAAGGAGAACCAACACAGATGAATGCTCTAAGTCCTGAACTAACACAATCAACTGATCTATCTTCTGGTGTTATATCAGAAATCCCTGATCGTAAGATCACCAAGGACACTGCTAAGTTCTTTGGTGTTAGTGTCAAGCACGATGACCAAGGGAAAGAAATCAACCACTACTACCCATACCATGACACATCTGGCATACACGTTGCCAACAAGGTCAGAGGCAGGGGTAAGTCTTTCCTTTGGGAGGGATCGTCAAAGTCTGCCGCCCTCTTTGGTCAGCATCTTTTCGGCGCTGGCTCTGCCAAGGCTGTGACCATTGTCGAGGGAGAACTAGACGCAATGTCCTGCTATCAGCTACTGGGTTCTAGGTATCCTGTTGTGTCCGTTCAGAACGGTGCAGGTAACGCCTTCAAAAGCTGTAAGCAGAATTACAAATACCTAGACAGCTTCGACACCATTGCCATCTGCTTTGACAATGACGAGGACGGTATCAACGCCGCCACCTCTGTGGCCAAGCTCTTTCCAAACAAGGCCAAGATCGTCAAGCTACATCTGAAGGACGCCTCCGAGTATCTGAAGGAGAACAAGCACAAAGACTTTACAAACCTGTGGTTTAGCGCAGAGCGGTACACACCTGCCAACATTGTCAGGGGCGAGGACCTGCTAGACCGACTGCTCAACCAACCCACGCCGGAAAGTCTTGCGCTACCTTGGAGTGGACTACAGGACCTGACCTACGGTATTCGCAAAGGGGAAATGTGGACCATTACCTCTGGCTCTGGTATGGGCAAGACGCAGGTACTTAGAGAACTGAGCTACCACATACAACAGCACACCGAGGACAACATAGGTCTATTGTTTCTGGAGGACCCACTGGAGGACGCTGCGCGGGGCATGATGAGCCTGTCAGCTGGTAAGCCTCTGCACCTGCCCACCACAGAGTTTACGCAGGAGGAGTGGGACGATGCCTTTGCCGATACCCTAGGCACAGGACGGTACGTGTTCTTCGACTCGTTTGGATCGAATGACATTGACACCATCATCAACACCATACGGTACATGCGCTACTCCTGCGACTGTCGGTACATCTTCCTTGATCACATCTCCATTCTTGTCAGTGACCAGAGCGCAGGTGATGAGCGCAAGGCACTGGACGAGATCGCCACCAAGCTCAAGACCCTGACCATTGAACTGGACATCTGGCTGGGCATGGTCAGTCATTCCAAGCGTCCCGCTGGCAAGCCACATGAGGAGGGTGGTCACACTTCACTCTCTGAACTACGCGGCACCGCTGGCATAGGTCAGCTGAGTAACATGGTGCTGGGTCTGGAGCGTAACGGACAGGACCCTGACCTGTACAAGAGAAACGTCACGCTGATCCGGGTGCTTAAGAATCGTTTCTCTGGTCTCACTGGTCCAGCCTGTCACCTACACTATGACCGTGACACAGGACGCTTGACACAGATCGACGATCCTGATATAGACCCAGAGTTAGAAACGATTGACGAGATAGAGGAGCCGAATGAAACGCATATGTCTTGACATAGAAACAGACGGGTTTGATCCATCTCATATCTGGTGCGTAGGCACAGAGGATATAGACACAGGAGAGACCCGTCTTTTTCTTGAAAGTGACCGTCTTAAATTTAGGGAGTTTATGCGAGATGTCGAAGAAGTTTTGGGATTTAATGTTCTACAGTTCGATCTGCCTATTCTTGATAACCTGTGGGGGGTACGTGTACCTGTGGATCAGGTTACAGATATTCTCATTCTTTGTCAGCTAGAGCAACCGGGACGAGAAGGTGGTAATTCTCTTGAGGCATGGGGTGGTAGACTTAGGTTTCCCAAGATGGACATGGAGAAGGAAGACTTCTACCGTGGGTACACCGAGGACATGGGCATCTATTGCATGAACGATGTCAGGCTCACTGTCAAACTGTACCATCACATCACCTCTGTCATGGCTGGTAGATTTAGCAAGGACAGCATCCGGCTTGAGCATCAGGTCAAAGCCATCACCTCAAGACAGGAAGTGAACGGGTTCTACCTTGACGAGTTCAAAGCCATGTCACTGAGCGCAGATTTCTCTGAGCGTCTTACCGAGATCACTGAGAAAATGCAGGAGATATTCCCGCCGAAAGAGATACAGCTAAAGACCAAGGTCAAGTATGAACC